CGGCCGGATAGTCGGCCCCGTTTGTCTCGACGCCCGGACCGACATCGGTACCGTCGTTGCTCGCCTCGCATAGATTGAGCGCGTAATCGGTGCCAACCGTTCCCGACAGGCCGCCGGTTTTATCCGTGAAGGTTGTACCATCGCTCGCGTCTAATACCACCTCTGTCCATGCGTATTTCCAGCGCCAATCGCTGCCGATCTTATCGTTGGCGGTTATCTTCGCCAATAGGTACGGTTTCTTTACGCCCGGCTGGGTTTGGTTTAGCTGGGTTAGGTGCGATTCGTACCACTTCAACATATCCATAAGGCGCGACCATAGTTTGGGGGTGAGCTTGCCCAGGCCGGCGCTAATATGCGGGTACTTGCTCGCCATTATTCGACCCAGTTAAAGGTAGTTAGGTCTGGGAAGGGTTGCCGCCAGTAGACGGGAAGCGTAGGGGAATCGGTTAGTACAACAGCCGGGTTACCGTCAACATCGCGGGCGGGTACTTGCCGTTTGTGTAGCCACGGATCGTACGCAAACTCGTAGGTAACATCCCATATGTTCCATTCGCGGCGTACGATGCTCGAGCCTTTGTACAGCACCGATCCGGCCGGCAAGCCGAAAAAGGTATTGCTGTTCCGCTTGCCTACCGAGTTAAGTAGTGCAACCGTGTAGAGGGTTGATGCCGTCACCTCTACGCCCACATTTATATTTACGGTGCTGAGCGCTACCGATACCGGGTACCCTTGCGAATGTATCTCCGTACCGCCTATGTCGTTGCTCCCGGTCGCCACTTCAATATCCGGCCCGCTGCGCCAGGCGTCTACAACAGTCAAGGATAGCGATACATCTATATCGGTAAACTCGATTGGCTCCTCGGTCGGTAGTGGATCGCCTGGGCCGGTAGGGATCGGTATATCAGACGGTAGGTAATTCCATGTAACTTCCCAACTACCCGAGCGCTCGCGGCTGGGTGACATCGTGTAGTTATTAGCGACTAGGTTAGGCGTATCTGGGTGAGGATCGCCGGGCGACGGCATACCGTCGCCCTCGATGATATCCTCGATGAGCGGGTTAGTATCTGCATCGTCGTAGCCAAAGAATCGCCGCGAAGCCGTCAGGCCGCCGGCCGTGCGGATATCGCGCGAATGGGTTACCTCGAGAATCACTACGCTCATAGCAATAACCCCATGATACCGATAAGCCCCCGCTGGGCCTCGACCGATTCGCCGATCTGCCGCAGCGCGTCAAGCTGCTGGCGCTCTACCTCTAGCTGTCTGTCCTGTACATGGCCTCGCTGATCGCCTTCCACACGAAACGATCCGATTGCCGTGTCAACACTATCTACCATGCCCTTGATGTCGGGCAGCTCGATGGTCATGATGCCCTTGAGCGCCGCCCATCCCTCGCCGATGACCCCCGGATCGAATTCCGCTTTCCCTGGCGGCGGCCTGAGCATTTCGCGCCGTTGTTCCCTATAGACTTCCATCTGTTTTTTCATTTGGAGCGTGGCCGCTGTTGCCGAATCGGTATCTATCATGCCGGCTTCCCAGCCCGCATACACATCTACCCACGCCGCTTCCAGGCCGCGTATTTCCTTTTCTAACTTTTCCATCGCGCCTATCGGCCTATCCACCCAGCCGGCTACAAGGTCATCCAGGGCGGTCGGCCCGGCCGGCCCCTCTTCGATAGCGGCATCTAACCCCTCGAGTAAACTATCGCCGATTTCTTCGCCCGCAGTCTTAGCGGTTTGCAATGCGTCATCGCTCGCACCATCCCCGGTGAACAATCCAACAGCCCAATCCCCCAGCTTGTACGCTGCGCCCGGCACGGATGCGTTTTTCAGGATCGTCCACCCAACACTCGCCGCATCACTGCCCGATGGTCCTTTGCCCGCTACAAACGCGCCAACGGTGCCGAGCGCCCCGCCCATTTCTTCTGCCCAACTACTAGCGCCGGATGCTGAGTCTTTCATGGCGTCAGACACATCGCGGATACCGCCGGATAAGCCTATTGCGAACTTGTTAGCCAGAGAATCTACAACTACGCCCAGCTCCGTCATCGCGTCGTTCGCATCCTCGATCTGTTTCGCTTGTAGGTCAGTGAGCAGTACGCCCCACTCTTCCATTTCGCGGCGCATGTTCGCCATGCCATCAGCACCCATATCCATTACATTAAGAAGCTCAACGCCGGATCGGCCGAATATCTTGTAGGCGTTCGATGCTGCCAGCGTGCGGTTATCCATGTTCTTGACAGCTTCCGCGATACGGGCGAACATTTCCGGCGCGCGCAATTCGGCGAGCTTAGAGGCAGATAGCCCCAGCGCCTTCAGGCCGTCGCTGGCCTCGCCAGTCCCCATCGCGGCTTCGCCCACTCGGCGCACCATATCGCGTAAAGCCTTCTGGGCCTTTGTAGTTTCGATGCCGGCAATGTTCGCCGCATGGCTAAACAGCTGTACATCGGCGACAGTGACGCCGATAGCATGAGCGAGCTTCGCCATTTCATCAACGGCCTGCATCGCCGCACTTGTCCAGCTCACTATGCTTTTAATGGCAAACGCGCCCGCCAGGGCCGCACCGATCCCGGCTACCGCGCTCTTAAACATGGCTAGCCGCTTCTGGGCGCCGGTCATTTTAGCATTGAACTTGGCGGTACTCGCGTTTACATTGATAAACAGATTACCTACTGTTGCCATCGGTCACCTTCCCGCGCACCGCCGAGAGTAAACGCGATTGCATATCTTCCTCGGTTTGTTCTTGCTTATCCTGGTATGGCATGAAGTCGGCCGGCGTAGTTGTACGCCCCTTTTTCCCAGTCATAACATTAGCTACAGTGCTGGCAATGATGCCCGCCCGTAGATCGGCCCGCATATCTCCCCACGGTTCCAACCGCCAGAATGCCGCCCACTCGGAAAGCTCCCGCGAACTGCATCGCTCGAGCAATTCGGAAACGGTACACCCCATGGCAAGAGCCAACCGGAAGTAAAAGCGGCGTTCAGGCCGCTCGGTCAGTTTCCCGCTAAATCCTCGACATCATCGCCCGATAGGCCGTTGACCCGCTGCGCGACGGCAAATAGCCGATCTAGGGCCGCTGCGGATTTATCGCCCAGTGCATCAATGTCATCGTCGGAGAATAGGCGCCCGCCGCCCTCATCGCACAAGCACAATACGCACAATCGAGCGCGGATATTATCCATGACGGTTGTACGGTTCTTGCCCCGGCCCGTGACGATTGATTGCTCGAAGGCGTCGCGCTCTGAGCCGGTCAACATGCGAACAAATACAGAGCCGCCCCACTCCGGCACTTCTACCGATTCGGGTTTCAGGTCATTCGCGGCAAGTATCGCTTCTCGGTTTAGCATCACGCCGCCGCTATTGTAATCGCTCCGGTAGCCTTCATGGAGATACTCGCCGTAACTTTATCGTCCATTTCTACGCCCACATCAAAGCCGGTCAATACGGCGTTAAAATTCCAGGTACTCGAATCGCTGAAGGTTATTTCGCAATTCGTCGCCGCCGGGATCGTGGATGCGGAATTGTCAAACAGGTTTTCGATAACCGTGTTGTCGTTCGGATCGTAGCTTATATCGAAAGTCATTTCGCCGCTGTCGATGATGCCACCAACAAATGACCTATGTACCGAGCCGAGGCTCGTAGTGTCAATCGTCGCAGCCGATACATTCGGCCCTGAGATTCGCAGTACATCGCTAACCGAGCCGCCGACGCTCAGAGTAGTACCATTCGCAGTAATCGCCGCCATTGTCTAACCCCCTTAGGTATACCAGATTACATAATCGGCAACGATTCGGTATGTACCCTCGTCGCTGCCTGGGTTTCTATCTTCGGATAGATCGTTTAGTGTTTCTTCTCTATAGCTGTCAATCGCTGCGCCCTGGGTTGTCCCCGTGTAGTTGACAAGCGCCGAGCGTACCGCCGCGGCCAGAGCCTTAACGCCCCCGTATGTAGCCGCCATGCTTTGTACAGATACGCGCGCCCGCTTGAGCGCACCCTGATCCTCGAGCGCGTCGGTCATTGTTTCCGCTGCAAGCTCATAAGTCACCGCCGGCAGCGCCGTACCCTGCGGCCGCTTGATCGGGTATACCCGCGTCGACACTAGCCCCGAAACGGTGCCGTCCCCCGTGAGTATGGATCGGGTTGCCTTTTCTACGCTCATATTTTCGGCTTAGCCAATAGACTGCGGATAGCCGTCCTGAAATTACGCACAATGTTATCTTTCTCGCCCTCGAATACGCGAGTCATGAAGAGATGGCCGGGTAGTTTATCGGTACCCCACTCGACTAGGTGCGAGTAATACACCTTGTATTTTCTCGATACAAATATACGGCCAGTGATCAAACCTATATTCCGCTTCAGCGATACCTTAGTAGTAATGCTCTTTCGTAGATTGCCGGTCCGTTTCGGTGCTGCTGCCCTGGCCTTTTTACGAACCGTCGCCAGGCTCTTGCGCATAGCCTTCCGCTCGAGGTTGTGCCGCATTTTCATAGGTAGCCGCTTTAGTGCTTGGTTTAGCAATTGCAGCTCAATATGGTCTATGTTTACCTCGATATCCGCGCCCATCAGGTAGTCACTTCCCTGCACATAATCTCTAACTTGATGCCCCGCTCTTGCCAGTTTCGCACCTCGACTATCGAAAGCGTACGCGAATCGTAGGTGATCCGATTGGCCGGCGTAACGCTCGCCCTGTAACGCGTTGTAACTTTGTGCGTCACTACGCCGGTAAGCT